CCCATGGTAATTGTTTCTCTGCTTTCAGTGGTCTGTTGTACTGACAGTGCAGGAAATTGTGTAATGGCTAATTTTTCAACATCAAATGGATCGCGTGTGACCAACACAGGTCGTGGCTCTTGAATATCTTCAAGTGCTTGAATGATGTTTTTTGCAGTAGTTTCTCTAATGCTCATCTGGTTAATCTCAATGAAGTCACGCTGGCTTTTTCACCAGTAGACACTGTACCACTGTCATCAAGATCATATTCAACACCCAGGCGTAGACATAGGTCCATTTCGTGTTCAAAACGACCTGTGTAATAATTCATCATTACTTGGAATCTGTCTTCGTTGCCCTGTGTTTCAAACTTGGATAGTTTAGGGCAAATGTGAAATGCCAATGCGTGGTATACAGTGGCCTGTGTCCATTGACTTGATGTCAATAGTGTTGGATCAAACACTAGTTGGACATTTCCTTGGGCTTTCTTGTAGGTCTGGAACCAACGAACTTGTAGTATTCTGTTGATCTCTGTTTCGCTACGGGCTAGCTCCGCATCAAAATCTATGACTCCATAGTCAGTTACTGTAGATTCGACCATCAATAGGTCATCAATTGTTGCGTATGCCATAGCGAATGTCCTTCATTCAAAAAAATCATTAGTCCTTCTAATGATATAGTATTTAGTTAGCGCCCTAAAAAACGGGTCTAAAATAGCCAAGAAAAAAGGACTGCTTTTGACAGTCCCTTTTCTTAATCTAGTTAAAGATTATGGATTGATTGAAGAATCAAACTTCAATGCACGACCCAATGCGTCTTGCAATTCGCCAACACCGTAGTGGCAGCTGGCCACTAGTTCTGTAGACAAGTAGTCAATACGACGGGCTGTTTCAATCTGAACATCACCAATCATGGCAAGACCTAATGCGTCTCTGTGGAACACCGCGCCTGGCAAGTCACCAGCATTGGTAACAGCATCAATGTTAGCTGATTCATAGATTGGAATACCTGCTAACTTCATTACAAAGCCTTCACGCATTGCTTCGTTACCAACTTCACTGTAAGCACCCATAGAGAATGCCGCAGTGCTTCCACCTAAGGTCAATGCAGACTTCAAGTCATAAGCGATTTCTGGGTGCAATACGCAAACCAAACCATCTAAGCTAACACCAGCACCGCGTAATTTTGCAACACTGTTGAAGATTGAAGCGGCAGTGATTTGACCTGTGTAGTCACCTACACCTGCTGAGAAACCAGCAAATAGGGCTGTAAGATCTTTGTCAATCTTACGAGCAATGCCTTCACCAAACAAGCGACCTAGGTCTGCTACTACATTGCTGGCACTAGAAGCAACTGACAAGTCAGATACCATAGTACGAATTGCGTTAGTAGCAACAGTCAATGTTACACCGCTTGTTGATACTTCAGTGTTAGAGATCAAATCACCTTCAGTGATAGCGGCTGCTGACACTTGTGGGTAAATTGGAACTGTTACTGTCTTACCTTGACCTGCGCCAAGAGTATAATTTTTTACGAGACCGCGCATGATAGAGCGCTCGTTTGCTACAAACATTGCTTCAGCAACGATTGCTGGTAGCAAGTCATTTAATGTTGTGGTTGTTGAACCGGCCATAATAATCTCCTAATGAATATGGTTATTTTAATCCTGCAGATTTTCTATATTCTGCGTAAATCTTTCTGTGTTCTGGTTTGGTCATATCCAGTTTACTTACATCAAGATTGCTTGGTCCATTAGCATTCATGTTTGACTTAGTATTGGTTGTACTTGGGCTAGCACTTACAAAGTGTGGATTACTTGATAGGAATTCCTGCACCAAGTCATCCACCTCTAAAGCCTGTCCATTATCTTTATAACGAACACTGCCATCATTACCTACAACTTCTACTTCGCCTTCAGGATTAAGTCTTACCATATTGTTCAACAATGATTTTACTTGTTCAGGAGCTACGGCACGATATTTGGCAGCGGCACTGAGCAATGGCATGTTGATTTGGTATTCCCTAATCTTTGCATCTCGCTTTTGGATTTCAGCATCCTTTTTGGCAGCTAGTTCCTGTAGAGTCTTTTCAAACTCCCCACGCTTGATCTGTTGTTCCTGTGCTCTGCGCTCTGCTTCTGTTTTCAGCGAGCGTAGTTCTTCTGGATCACCCAAGTCTTCATACTTACTGGCATACTTCTTCTCTAATTGAGTTTTAGTACGAGCCAATATAGCGTTGACTTCTTCTTGCGTAAAGGTCTTTGCGGCCTGTGCCTGATTTGCTGTTTCGCCAGCTGGATCAGTTCCTGTATCGTTTACCAATGAATTGTCTGTCATTGTAGCATCACCTCTTATGAGTTAATAAAGTATTTATAGCATTTAACCTAAAATGCTGGTAAATGTAGTTATTCTAGTCTAAGTTAGGTTAATTTAATCTTGAAGTTTTGATCTAAGATCAGTTAAGGTTTTGCGATCCTGCTGTATCAACACAGGAACTGGTGTTGCGTACTCTCCGTAGCCTGGATATGAAAACAACCATTCGTTGTCAAGGTCTCTAGAATTCAGTTCTTCAGCCATGGCTTCTATAATATTATTAGGATAATCCATCAACCACATACGGGCTTGATACTGATCTAAAGGGTGTGGTTCAATGCCTGGATTCCAAGGCAAGAACTGTATCTCATTGCGAATGTAGGCAGCGTAACTCCAAGGGCACTCTGTACGAATACTCTTGAAGTACGCATACCAATTAACGCTTTGGTGGCTTTTTGCCTCGTCCACGGCCTCTTCCCATAGTTTTCTTCATTTTACGCTCCTCTGCTGTTAGATGAGTTGGATGAGTAATGTCTGTGTGTGTTACTGTCAAGTAATGAATAAGATTGCGAGCTATGCTCTCTAGCCTGGTAATGTCTACGCGACTGCGTGGCATTGAGTTTTCAATTTTGCCTAATAGACTATTGCAACCCCTGTGTAGTACTTGCCTCAGTAATCCTGTTTTATGATCATGATCTAGAACTGCATCATCAATAACTAATTCACCGCACAGAGCACATAGATTATTTTGTTTGATCAGTTGTGCCTGGCGGTATGTGGATACTTCTTTGTATTTTAATTTCACTTCTTTGTTTTCTTTGCTCTAGACTGGCTTGCTTTAATTGCCTGTGCTTGTCTAACCGCTTGTGATCTGGTTGGATATACCTTACCTGTAGTACCGTACTGCCAACCTTTTCCTCCACGCGGACCAGTTGCTCTATGTATGGGCATGATTGCTCCTTAATCATCTTCGCGTTCATGAACAAAACCTCTAGCCGCATAGTCTAGGTGTTCTTGTTCAGTACGGGCTATGTATTTTTCACCTGTGGCTAGATCAATCATGTAGTGTGGTTCAAATGGTTTCTTTTCTGGAATTTGACTTGGATCATATATTTCAGGAATAACCATATCACCTTCTTCACCAAGAAGTTCAATTAATTCATGATCAATTAGGGCCAATACTCTAGGATCAGTTGCGGCCTGTTTGGCCTTGACCAATTTGTTGACTTCCATTTCTGTGTCACGCACATTGAAGCTGCCTGGGTATTCAATCTTGCCATCCCAAGCATAACCTTGATAGTAGCTGTACCACTGCCAAATCTGTTCTTCTACTAGTTGTAGATTGTCTGCTTTTTCACTTAGTCTAGCATTGAGCAATTCAAACTCTTGTTGCTGTGCTACACCTGACATTCTACGGCTTTCAGTTGAACGAATGCTGCCAGTGTTGGCCAACTTGTCAATGACTGTGGTAATGTGTGTGATAGCAGTAAAGATACTGGCAATGTCTGTTGACACTGATAACATGTAGGGACGAAGTCCTGGATCTAGATTGTCTTCCATCTGCACAATAGCACCAGCGCCTGCCATGGCTTCTGTGCCTGCTGTTTTGACCAATGCTGGGTGACCATTGATGCGAATGCTTTGTTCCATTTCGCTGGTCAAGTTGTAAATGGTTTTCTGAGCACGGGCAATATCATTGATATCACTAGATCCTAGTCCACGCACAGGACTCTTAACATTGTAAGCGCAGATAGCAGGTATTTCACCTAGAGGATTTGGCTCAACTATGTGTTCAATGACTTCTTTGCGATCATTGTCCACAATCCAAGTATGAATCTCATCAGCAAACCATTCTTTGACAGTGCCTACTGTGTCATTGACATCCTCAATGTACTTGAGATAACTGAGATTGTAGCGACCATTTGGCAGTCTGTTCCAACTCCAATCTGTTACTACTAGAGGAGTAATCATAGTCAAATATGGTCTAACATCGCCTGCCAATTCATCACCTTTGGTCAATGCACCAATATTGGGTTTGACACACATGACCCACACATGCCCAAACACGCTGGACCAAATAGACACTTCTTTCATAAAGGCATTTAAACTGCGCCCATCAAGATCAGCATCTTCTAAGAATGAGTCCAACATGGGATCATATTCAATTGATCCAAAATCTCTGTCAGGTTCTTCACGAAACAAGAAGCTGATATAGGTTGAAATCACTGAACGGCAGTGATTTTCCAAGTGTGTTGCTGACAAACGAGCACCATATTCCAGTGCTGTCTCATTGACATATTTGGTAAGGTGTTGTCCTAATTGATAATCAACACCGCCTACATATGATTCTAACAAGAAGTTCCAGTTGTCACGGTTTCTTGTGTGTTGATCATTAGTGCTTGTGACTAGCAGGTATTGATCTGTTAAAGTTTGTTGCATTTTTACATTTCCTCAGTTAGGCTGAAATCTGGTGAGTCCAGCGGCGAGGAGCATGTTTGTTTTCCTCTCGTTCACGCTTGACTGGGAATAGATAGTCTATCATATAACCCAAGGCATCCATCATGTGATCATAGCCTGAATCTTTATCAGGCTGTGTGGTACCTTCTTTATATGTATGACGCTCTAATCCTTCTATTGTATATTTACATTTAGGACTAAAAAATAGGTGTCTAACACCAGTGCTGTCACACAAACGACTGTTGACTGCATTTATTCTGTCCCTTATGGGTGTGTGGCTCATAGGGCATTTGACTACGAATCCTGCGTTTTGCAAGATGGTGAGGTCAGTAGAGCCGCCCGCTGATGTTTTTCTTTGTCTTGAGGCTGGATCTGGGAATGCCCAGATTTTGCTTCGCGGATATCTTTGTTTAATTTCGTCCACTGCTTCTTGGGTGTTAGAAGAAAACATACGGATTTCGTCAATGGCATACAGTGTATTCCCTCTTCTTATAGCAATGATCACACTCATTGGGTCAATGTTAAAGTCCCAACCCGTGTAGAGCACTGCTAGATCTTGATCAGTGACTTCACCTGGGACCACATTCTTGTCTCTGACAAAATTGTAATAGATGCGGCCAGCATAGGTTTCAAATGTGGCCATGAACTCCTGACGGAAGGTACGCTCATCTAGATCTTTTCTAGCGGCTGCGATTTCTTCTTCTGGAACATTACCACCTTCAATGGTAGTATAGGTAAAGCTGGCCCAACTGGCACTGTCCAAATACTGCTGATATAGATCATGAGCCCAATTGGCCACGCCCTTGGGTGTACCAATAAACATGGCAGCACCCTGACGATCTGCCAGTGTTGGGCGTAGGACTTCATACCAAGCTTCTGGATCTATGTCAGCAAACTCATCCATGACTAGAAAATCTAGGCCAACACCACGCAGGCTGTCTGCATTGTCTGCACCTTTGAGACTGATCACTGAATTGTTTTTGAGATAAATGGTCAATTCACTTTCATTGATCTTGCGAATCCAACGCAGATCCTGTAGACGATGTTTGAGCTTGCGCCATACAATCTGTTTGGCCTGGCGATAGGTAGGTGCCACAAACCAAGCTTCACAGTCAGGTCTACTGGCAGCACGGCATAGTTCACGAATAGCCAGGTGTGTTTTGCCAAAACGGCGTCCACAAATGGCTACCTTAAAACGAGCTGGGCTGTCAGCTATGGTTTTTTGTGCAAGACTTAAGGGCATTAGGCTGAACGATTCTCAACTTTGATGCGGAAACTACGGCGATCAATTAGACCATCTGCTGTGG